TGCTTCAGGCACCTTCCATAAAATTACGTTGGCCTTTAACCTCCAGGGATTTGAGTAGTTAGTTTTAGCTATTGCTTCATCCTCACTTACTTTTTTACCTTCAGTGGTAGTTGTGTTTTTGGGTTTTTTAATTGGCTTGCCACCAGCGTTTACTATAGTTTTATCCGGTGTAGCTAAAAGATAGTCACTTTCAATATTAGGGTCTATACTCATTTTTTATCCCCTTTATCCATGGTAACTACATTATCTGTAGGACTACTTTCAAAGTCTTCTTCTTCTTTTTGATGCACTACCAGCATATCGCTAATCATCATTTGAACTGTATCAAAACCTCTAATCTGTCCACATGCGTGCTGATAACCTGCAAGGTCAGCAGTGCCTCTAGCCATATCTTCTGTTATTTCGTTGCGTCTTTCTTTTATCTGGCTGGATAAAAGCATAAGCGTTTCTTTCTCTGCCATGTTGATCCTTTATATTAGTTAGTGTTATCCTCGTCTTTAGTTTCTTTTATCTCGGTTTTGTCTTTTAACTTTTGCACATGTGCAGTAGTTTCATTACGAACCCTAGATTCTTTTTCGCGCAGGTTAATATCTTTTTGTTTATTAACAGCTGCAGCTCCTAATTTAGCTCCTTCTAAAACTTCTTTAGTGTTTATTTGTTTTTGCTCCATCTCTGCTTTAGCCCCTATTTGAGCTCCAACAATAGTTTCTTGAGAAGTAATTTTAGCTTGCTCAAGCATGACATCGCGCTGTACATCTGTAACAGCTTTTTGTTTTTCAAACTCAAGTTTTTCTTTTTCTAGTGCAATGTCGGCCATAGTTTTTTGTGCTTTAACTTTAGCTTCTTCTTGTTTAATTTGTAGTTCTGCTTTTTGCATTTGCAAGATTGGATCTTCTGCTTGCTTCTGTTGTTCTTTTTGTTGCTCTTCTGCAGTATTGTCTTGTAATACTTTTCCGGCGGCGGCTGCAGTTAATCTAGCCACTTCATTTTCAATATCAACTGGAAGTGGTTCTTCAGCTGGAGGTAGTGGTACACCTAATCGTTTTTCTATTTCTATTCTGTATTGGAAAGCAATGTGTTCTGCAACATGTGCTTCCATAGCTGCTACAATCATTCCTGCTTTTTGACTTTGCCCTACTAATTGTTTAATTTTAGGGTCTTCTGCAAAAGCCATATGTACTACAATGTGTGCTTCATGGTCCTGATCAAGAAATGCTTTGACTGGTTTGCCATTAATAATATTCATATTCTCAGATACAGGGCCTAACTGTTTGACATCGTTCTCATCAGGTATAAGTTTGTTAGCGTTCTTAACTCCTAATACATCTAACATTTGTTTATTAAGTTCTGGTAAGTCATATATATCTGGATTTTGCTGCGCCATTTGCATAACTGCTTGATACTGCACAACTTTTTGTGCCATAGTCGCAGCGTTTGGATCAGCTACAGGAATAAGATTAACTTTATCATAATCAGCTTGTTTAGCACCTGGCGTTCCAGTTGATGGATCATATTGATAATTAGGGTCGGTATAATCTTTAATGATAGTTTTAAGTAAACCAAACTCTTTTTTCATAGAATAATAAATACGAGCATTAACTGCTGACATTACTTTGAGAGTTCGCTCTAGTATGGCAAGTGTAGAACCTACTGGAGAGTTAGATGACATATCAGATACTTTCATATCTGCTGCCGTAGCAAAGCGTCTACCCTCATCAATAATTTTATCCATCAAAGCGGCAAGCACTTGACTAGGTTCTTTATAGGGGAGTAACATTATATTATCGCGGATAGATCCAGCTGGTGCGTCAACATCACGAAACTCTGCTGGAGCAATAGGAGTATCGTCTCCTTTAATACGTAATCCTCTAGCTTTAAATCCGCCTGGGAGATTTGATAATGTACCTGCGTCTACTAACTGTCTTAATAGCATTGTGCCTGATTTTGAAAACCCACCAATTAGGTGTATTAAGCCAAAGCAATAAAATCCAAAACCAGGAATATAACCATAGTGAACAAAATGTTCTCTACGCTTTTTCATACTGTCATCTTGATTGTAATTACGTCTAATAGCTAATATCTCTTGTGTACCTTTATCAATAGTAACTATGTACGGGAGTGCTATTCCTGTTTTACGACTACCATCTTTATCTTCATAACCTTCTAAGTCAAGATTAACATTCATTTCTAATATTTTATATCGATCATCATTAGTAGCATCAAAGCCCATCTGCTCAGCTATCTTTTTCTCTACCTCATCTAAGTCATAACTTGGCTCGCCTAGTTCGGTATTACGATAGAAACCCATTTCTTGTAGATAATGTAGTTCTTGTTTTGTTTTACGCATAACATGTGTTACACGTTCAGCTGTTTCTAAATTAGATGCACCGTAAGGTACTACCATATCTTCAGCTGGTACAAAGATAGATACTTGACGTTCTAATGCTGGGTCATAATAAACTTTTTTAAACGCGTTACCTGCTAAACCTAAACCCCACAACATTCTTTCATGTTCAGGTCGGTACTCTGGCATTTTATCCATGAGCTGATAATTCATATTCTCTTGTACACGAGCAGCTGCTTCAATACACTCGTCTGTTTCTTTACCAATGATAGAAGTCTTTACAGGGCCTGCAGCTGGAAAAGTCTCCATCATAGTTTCAGCTTGGAATTTAACTAATGCTTCAGAAAGAAGCGGGTGGTAGACTGCGCATGCGCCTTCCCATGGTTCACTACGTTGTTCAATCTTAAGACCTAACAATTCTAAACCATCAACATATGTTTCTAGCCAATCTTTTCGTGAATTAAGGTCATTAGTAAAATCTTCAAGTAAATCAGAAGCTAGCTGAGCCATGTACTGTTCATCTAAATCTTCAGCTAAGTTTTTATTAAATTCATCATCTTCCATAGCATCAGGATCAATAACAATCTCAGCATCACCGATACCAATCGTAACTTTTTCTGGATCTTCTATTTCAATCTCAATAGCTTCTTCTGACTCAGCCATCTCTTCAACTCCTACTGGAGCTGCGTATAGTCCTTTATCTATATCTGCCATTATTTTTCCTTATATTACAATGCATAATGTCTTTTGTGATTACGACCTCTAAACATCTGTATATCATCTTCTTCGTCACTTGGCAAGCGAATAAATCCACCCTGCCTAAACCTAGCAAGTGCTAAAGTTGTTGCGTCCACCAAGTCATCGTTAGCCCCGGACGGAAAATCATTACATTCTTCAATAACCTCACGTGCCCATCGTCTATCTGGAGCCCAAACTATACCAGAACTAAACAAATCAGAAACAGAGTTAACACGACTAATCTTGTCTTGCCCCTTTCCTGGGGTAAACTCTCCTACGGGTATACCCATTCTTCTAAATTCTTGGTAAAGTGCAGCACCATTAGATTTTTTCTCTACAATAAAAGCATCAGGTTCTTGTTCTTTGTATTCTTCTATACAAAGTTCTTTTAACTCTGGAAACTCTAGCCGTTCTTTTATTGCATTTAACAGTATTATATTATAATTATTAGTTTCTTCGTTAAAAAAGACACCCCATGTCGTTAATGCGTTGTAATCGGCTCTATTATTAGCTTCTTGTGCAGCATCAAGTGTCATTATTATAAATTCACAAGCTGGTGGCTCTTCTTCTTCCCATATTTCCCACCATTCTCGTTTAATTAACGCACCTTCTTCAGATGTTGGGTTTTGTAAGTATTGAGCGTTCCAATATCTTACATCCAAAGCTGCTCGTCTAGCCTGTAATTCTTCTATAGGCCAAAACTCTGGCCAAAGTGGTGTTTCTTCTCCACGTTTATCTTCTAAAATTGCGGGAAACTCTACTATTTCCCAATCATCTACCTCATCATTCTTTACCATTTGGTTAACTATCTGTCCTGTCAGGTCTAATTTAGACCATCGAGTCATAACCACAATAATAGCGCCCCCAGGCATAAGCCTTTGCAAAGGTCCAGACTGAAACCACTCCCAAGCAGGAAGAAAAACATCTCCTTTACCCAGCTTTGCGTCTTGTTCTGAGTGAGGATCATCAATTATAAAGAGGTCTGCACCCCTACCAGCAAGAGCCCCGCCGACACCAATAGCAAAATACTCACCATTAAAATTAGTACCCCAACGAGAAGCCGATTTAGAATCCGCTTGTAGACTGATGTCAGGGAAGATGTCCTTATACGGGTCTGAACCCACAAGATTTCGGACTCGACGACCAAAATTAACCGCAAGGTCAGCAGTGTGAGATGCCATGATAACTTTTTTAGCAGGATGATTGCCCAAATACCAGGCTGGCGCCAGATAGGAAATAAGCTCCGACTTTCCATGTCGAGGGGCAATGTTAACGATAACTCTTTTGCGTTTGCCCTGAGCGATTTCTTCAAAGAGTTTAGCGAGCTTGGCATGATGTGCTCCTACTTTGTAGTCTGGATATACGTGTTTTATAAAATCTAAAAATTTTGACTTCCCCTTCTTCTGTGTTAATTCTTTTTGATATTGTTTTAAAAGTGTTAGGCTTTTTTGTCTGTCTCTTTCAGACATATCGGGTAAAGATTTTTGCAGTAACTCTAAGTCGTCATGACTAATCATTGTCTACAATCTCGTGTTCACCTTCAATTAAAGTACCTTTTAACTGTTCTATAGTTTCTTTTAACTCTTTCTCTAACTCTTCGCCAGATTTATTAATGTGCGTAATCTCTGTTTTTCTTTTAAACGCGTCTACACCATCAATCTCTCCTATGGCACGTAATGCAGCTATTTTATCTCTATCATTTTTAGCCCCCGCCACTAGCTGTACAAAATTGTTTACTACAAAAAGTTTAAGGTCCGCAAGTTCTTCTACGATCATACAATTAGTCTGACCTACTAGCCCCGCTAAAAATGCCATAGTTTCGTTTGGATACTCAGCAAACTCTGGTTTAAGTTTTTTGTTAGTCATCATTTCACGGGCTATGTCTTTTGCCTGTTCTTGATGTTCTTTACTCGGAGTAATATCTTCTCCATTAATATCTGCTACTGTTTTAATAGTATTAGATCTTACTTCTAGTTCCTGTTCAGGAGTCATAGAGGGTAATGCTTTTTTAGTATGCGTTGGATATGGTACGTCGCTATCAACTGCGGGCATCACTACAGCCGGCTCAAATAAATCATCTGGCGACGCAGTAGATACTGTGGGTATTTTTAATTTACTCATTGTGTTCGCTGTTACACCTTAATTAATTTTGCAGCTGTATGGCCGCAGTATAACTAATAAACTAATCCAAGGCAATAACCAAACAATATTAATAAGAACACTACGTATATAGATATATTTTCCATACCCGTATTCTAGCGAGATTCCTTTGTTCATGTGGTAGTGAGTCTCATTCAAGTTTTTGAGAATTTTTTGCAAAATATTTTTTTGATCTACGTTTTGTTTAGGTACCCGGGGGTATATGTAAAGTAGGGGGGTACCCCTTGCTATATTTCAATTTTATTTTGATTATTTGAGTATATTTAAATGTATAGCAGACATAGGACTACACAAAAAAAATGATGTGGTGGGTAGGGGGTAGGGTAAAAATAACTAAGATAATACTTGACATATTCTCAGATTTTGGTATTCTAAATGGGTAGTACATTTTTAACAACACGGAGAAAGACATGGAAAAAGCAACAGTACTAGATAGACCAGACCAGATAGAAGCTTACAGAATGGCAGTCTTTAAGCAAGGCATCAAAGCTTTATTGATCGGCATGAAAATAAACAGTGGCTACACTTCGACTGCTTGCAGGAATTATGTAGCAGGTTTAACTGGCAGGAGATATTCTGCAGGAAAGAAGGGACTTCAGTTAGCACTCAATGACCTTCAAGAATTAATAAATAATTATAACTAACGGAGGCGAGGGGGGAAACCCCCCCGTTTTATATTATGGGAATATTTAAAAACTTTCTAACATACAACGAAGACGAATCAAAACAAGTATTAAAACTAATGTATCATCAAGACGGCGGACATGGTTGGATAGAAGTACCAAAGTTTATTGCTACATGGTTAGAGTTAAACGGGAAGATTAGCAATTACTCATATGAAGATAATGAGTCATACTTTCTAGAAGAAGATTGCGACGCGGGAGTATTATTTAATTCAATACCTGACGGAGTAACTCTTGAATGTGAAAACATTTATTATGATGGTATGTGCTACATTAGAGATTTGCCTCGTGTGCATTCTTAGTCACTTCCGTGGGGGGGTCAAGTGTAAAAGCTTGGCCCTTTTTTTTTCACCCTTTTTTTGAGAGGGGGGTCACAGGTATCAAAGGGCTTAAGGCGGCTGCTAAAAAATGTACGTTAAATATTTAACAAACAAATCAGATCCAACACGCAGAAGACAAACAGATCCGAAAAGTTTTTCCCCAAAAAACTACCGATCAGGAAATTCGCGATCCACTTTTCATTTTCACACCCCAGGATTCTTTAGATCCAACAGATCATCTGTGGCCTCAGTCAGGTAACTGGTATCTAAGGGCTTATGTCAACAACTCAAATTAAACTTGATTTATTATTAGATTTGCGAGATAATAAGAAGGTAATATATTTTTAATAACACGGAGAAAATTATGAACGACAGAGAAATGAAAAAACTTATGGACGACGTTTCAAGTGATATACATGATCTACATCGAAAACTTTTAGACGAGTCAGTCAAAGAATACGATTTCGCAAAGCGTTGTGAAATAGACGAAGACCACGCAAAGGATCTTGCGTACAAGGTGACGGCCACATGGTCACGGTGGCACAAACTTCGTGAACTTCATCGCGAGTTGGAAAAGAAGTTAGAGAAGGAGGGGTGATCCCCCTTCTTTTTTTTGGGGGGTCACTGGTATCAAAGGGCTTAGAGCGAGACACGGAAAACAAAAAACTTGTAATATATGTCAAGTTTGATATAATAAAGATTCATTAATTAGAGAGGTATTAATATGAAAAACAAAATAGAACCACA